TGTTCTTTAATATAAATCGGGGATTCTGGATAAAAATCTGGATTAGAAGAACCTAGTTGGGATAAGAACATAGGAAAGTGGTGAGATACTAACGTATACACAAATCCATACAAAATTTCAGAGTACTCACTTCTTCCAGGTGGCGCCAAAGACATTGCTTTCAATTCTTCGAATATGTCAACAGTCCAAACTGGCTTTACGGAACTCAGAGCGGTCAAAGGACTTGTGGTAAACTCTCGATAATAGGCCTTCCACAAATCTGGATAGAACGATTTTAGTCTCATCATTCGTAAAGTTTTGTCTAACTTTGACAACGAAATTTCAGCTTCAGATTTAACAACGATATTTCCATCTTTCTCTCTATACACTTGGACAAACTGTTCCCATGTTGGATAATATTCCATTAAGGGATCTTTTTCGGCACATCCTATATCCACCATCTTAGCGATCATCCATTCTCTTGTTTTGTTAAACCATTCTTCATCATCATAAAAAAATATTTCTCTCAGAACACTCCTCGTACTCTCGCAGAATTGAGTAGCAGGTTCAACAGCATTGGAGGGTAAATAATGCGTTAATGTCTTCGCTAAACTTTTCTTGTCTAAAACAGCTACTCTTCTTTTCAAAGCCGTATGATATTTAAATCTTCTCTTCAAAATATCCACATCATCAACATTAACATAAGGCTTTTCAATTGTCGTTTTTTTTGGAGTAGTCACTTTTAACCCATACTCAAATTCAGAAAATTCAGCATATGTTTTAACATTAAACTCTGGAACCTGTTCGGAAACACCTGCCACAAAATCGTCTCCATAAATATATGGATTTACCAACTTGTAAAAGTCTTTAACATCCCATTTAGTAGTTAAATTCATTGGATGATCTTTTCCATCTTCAGTACACAGCATCGCAAACGCATAGTGAAGCATAAATAAATTACGGATAGTGTTATCTTCTGCTGTTCCATACTTTCCTGAAGGCTGCAATCCCGGACATTGGAATAAAGTACCCCCCATTAATATCGTCGGATACAAGTTATCACTCAGTATCCCGTTCACACGCTTTAAAGCTTTCTTGTTATAACCAAACTTTGACAACACTTTAATCTGAATATCGTTTGAAGCTTTCCCTACGTCAATCGGCATTTTCTTGTCGAAACCAGAATAATCACCTTGAATAATAGTGTTTGGAGTTTTTGCAAGGTCGTTATAAAATTCATCTACATACTTAGAGTGCATATTTATTCCAATCAAGGATGAAAATGCTTTTCCGTGAGCTTGCATAGAAGAATACAAGCTCAGAAGGTACCTCCTTGCCAACAAAATTGATTGGTAAGGGGACATGCAGAAGATTCTAGTTTTGGCATATTTCTGTCTTTCTCTATCTCGAACTTCATCCTTACACTGAGCACCTAGTACTGGGTGTGCCATTTCTCCTTTGTCATAAGCTTTCTCCATATCCGCAATGGTTTCAACAATGTAGTCATGTGGCATATAGGTCATCACACCTCCTTCATTGACTGCAAATGCCCAATCTTTCTTCTTCCCCGGCAATTGAATACCTGCTGACGTACTCATATTCATACTTCTAATATAATCATTTTGAGTATAGCCATTCTGAGCAACAGATAAACTATAAGGGGTCATCGCTGTAATTCCCGCAGAAATCAACCTTTTCGATATTTCAGATACAATGTTGTTAACGCAACGATCTGTTACGCTTTTATTCAAAGGTTGACGTTTCTGTCCAATACTTCTAATCCAATTGTTGTAAGGTGCAAAATACTCTCCATCAACTTTTACATGTTTCATCCTTGGTGGACCCCAAAGGAATCCTTCATCGTCTTTCACTTGAAGTCCAATAACTTCTCCAACTTCATCTGCATATGGCGTCAATTCTATAGAAGATTTCATTACTCCCGTATTCAAATCTTTAATACTTCCCCAAATACGCAAGCCAGGTGCATCTTCCCAAACTAAAGCATTTCTTGGATGAGGTTCACATCTAGTCAGTGTAGGTGAAAATCGTAAAACCCCATTAGAGTAAGTCTCAAATCCATTGTCTTCTATCACAGTCAACTGAGTTCTAGATAGGAACGTAACTGTACTTGAAATTACCTCATCTGTCATTGCTGCTGTCAATTTCCCTGCATGGATACCCAACAAGAAGACCTGTTTTCCTACATAGCCTAACATAGGCTTTCCACAGTCGCCTTCATCAGATGGATAAGGATGGTAGGAATAACGACAAATTATATTCTCACCATATTGGTTCCTTACAGGACGTGTCGAAAAATTAATATCTTTCCCTCTCCAGTCTTTAGCGCCAACAATTGGTTCCGTATGTAAAAGATCTCTACTGTCATCAAAAGATAATCCTGGTATCGAAATGATTGTAGTGTCAGCCGAAACATGCCAAGCTTTTAACTCAGACATAGAATGTTGTACAACACCAACGGATTTCTCTCTGTCCCATGAAATTACAAAGTATTTCGTTCGCAAATAACTATGCGTATTTATAACAACTTTATCTCCGTACAACCCAAATCCGTGATAAAATCCCGGAACACCGGCTTGATTAGTTGAAAAAAAATGCACTGTGTTATTTTCCACTCTCTTCAGAATATCACTTTTCCTATTTAAACGTAAAGGTTTTGCAGGAATCCTTGGTTTCCATTCGTGTACCTCATCATAAGTGTCATGAACAGACTTCTTTTTTAATTTTAATGGCGGAGCAATCAAAATATCTTCATCAGATTTCTTCATATAACCCTCAATATCAGGTGTCTTATAGATAACTGCAGGGGCCTCTGACTTCGCAACTACTTCTTGTTCATCTAAATCTTTTGATAAATCGGCTGGAGCTTTCACTGTGTATTTCTGCTTAATCTTCAAAAACTCTTCTGATGGTTCCGGTTTAACATATGTCCTAATATCTTCTTTTTCCTCTTCTTTTTTCGCAATAATCATCGGCAAGGACTTGATAGCTACCCGAAAAGTAACTCCTAGTAAACCAAGAGTCGCAGCTATTTTAGCAATATCTGCATAAGATAAAGGCGATGTAGTAGCAGCTAAACTTCTTCTTAAATACCTCTGTGTTACACGCAGTTTAAAGATCCATCTATTCGTCAACAACTTGATAACCATTCTTCTCCACAACACCTGGGTCATCCCCCAATAGAAATTAGGATAATACCAATAACCCATAATGTATCGTCTAACAGCTAACTTCCTTTCAGCTTTCCATCCGTTGGTAAACGTTCTGTACATAAATCTTACACCATGCCATCCGCCTGCTAACCAAGATGAGGCACATGCATATCTCCATTCTTTCCAGGTGTACTTATTCTGCTTGTATCGTTTACACCCACATTCACATTTCTTCGCGTTAATTCCATACTTCTTAAAAGCTTTCTTCTTTTTCTTCCTCTTTTTCCGGTCTTTATTCATAAGAAAACGAATCTTCTCAATGATTTTCTTTCCGGAATAAATCTTCCAGCAACCAGACGCTTTAGCTTTTTCTTTGCAATCCTCGTAAGGAATATCTTCAAAATCAATACACTTTGACGTAACTTCAGGAACATCATCATCAGACACTTCTTCTCTAAAAGCTTTCTTTTCTTCGGCATTTTCCTTCAATTCCGCAAACCAATTCACCTTCGTCATACTTTCACCACACATATTCATAATCTCGCTTATCTTCATTTTTTTTGAGTCTTTTTGTAAAGCCAGAGCCTTATCATGTCTTCGCATCATCTCAGATAACCCATGTAGTAATTCAGGTAACTCTATCTCTCCATCATG